GCCAGAGGCAGCGGACACGTCTACAATGAAGTCAGCGATCCATTTATTACGGGGTGCATTGGCGATCAGAGCTTTCTTTTCGTGATCATATTCTGCAAATTTCTCTTCTTTAGGGTTGTCACAATCCCGTAGCAACATCTGGTTGATGTTGACAGTGGCAAGCAATCCACGCCGCATTAATTCTGCTGCAGCGATTGTATAAATTTCCCCTGCACCGAGTGCTGCATACACAGATTTGTAGTCTGCAGGGTCTTTTGGCATTGTGCCGGTACAACCAATGCGAACGGGAATGTGACTACCGTGTTCAATTAGCAGCTTCTGAATAACTGCACCTTTTGCGCCATGTGTTTCATCCACAATCACTACTTGGAAATTCAACAGCAATGCAGGATTGTTCTGCAGTGCTTGCCATGTTGACATTACGTGTTGGTGATCTACATCCTTGATTGCGCCAGTGTACTGACCGATGTCCATCTTCATTGCTGTGAATGGTTCCATGGATTGGATAACAAGGTCCACACTAGGCACAATGACAAGTGAACGAAATCCCATCCCCTCGTACACCTTTGACAGTGCACATATGATAAGAGATTTGCCTGCACCAGTAGCAGCAACGATAATCCCCTTGTGGTCGTTATCAATTACAGCATTGACCGCTTCTATCTGGTGTTCCCGTAGTATCCACCCATACTCCTTAAACAGATCCGAATCAACATGTTGGACGTTTATTTCAAGTGGGGAACGGACGTCAGTAAGGACCAGCTCGTATCCCCACTTGACTAGTTTAGGAATAATCGATGACAGCAATGCTTGGTACGTGCGACCTCGCTTCGTTACGAAATTAGTCTTGCCGTCCCACGCACCCATTTTATACAAGGGCATAAACTTAAACCCAGGAACGAATTCCGAGTGATCGTCTATGAGAGTTTGCAGATGGTTAGTACGCAAGCCGGTGAGAGTACAAGTAACCTCATCTTTTATGGTTATATTACATTGCATCAATAAAAACCGAGTTTACGCTTAGGTGCGACCTTACGAGCTTGTTTGGTGTGATTGTATAACTCCGCTAGTGAATACTCTTCACCAATAGTCGGTTTCCAGTTTGTGATTTTGTGATCCGACAAAAATTGTCGAGATTCATCGTACGTCATCTTGCGGAATTGCAACACGGCAAAGCAACGACCAGGGCGGAGTAGTGCTGGGTCGATATCATCCAACTTTTCAAGGTTTGTGGAAAAGATCAATTTCTTGCTAGCCATCGACACGATACCGTCACCAACATTGAGAAATTTTGCCATCATCAAGTTACCGTCACTACGAGCACCGAGGAATGTATCAGCATCTTCCATAATGAGAGAGCCGTATTCCCCCTCAATAAACATAGCAAAGATTCCGTCCTTCTTCATAATTTCCGGATCGTACGTGATCAGTGCATTTTGCTTGGAACGGCTGACGATGTACTTGATAAAGTTCGATTTGCCAGTGCCTGGTGCACCGATCAACAATAAGATGTTTTCACTAGATTTAAGGAAATCCTCAATGAATTGGTCTACCCCCTCTTCGACAAATGGGTACGAACTATCAGACACTCCTTGTGGGGTGCGCAATGGGATAGTAACGCTACTACTATCTCCACCGATCATCCACTCAATCGATGTTGTGATTTCGCTGTAAGTCTCTTGTAATTTTTCAAGGACTTCAGTAACAAGAGACTTCGAACCTAGTACTTCAACGTACGAAGAGTTGCTGTTTGTCCGGATCGAAACAAGACCGATATCACCAACTACGATTTGCGCGCGTGTGTTCGATGATGCGAATATCGTGTGAGGATACCCAAGTGCATCCAATGCTTTGGTAACTACATCATCTAGCTCGTCAATAAGGTCAAAATGTAGTTCCTCACAGTACACATCAGTACTAGTGGCAGCGCACTTTGCAATGAAGGTATTTGTGATAAAGTCACGGAAATCAGTTTCGACGTATGCGATTGGAGCGGTGGATTGTGTCATATTAGATTGGGTAATGGCGGCTACTAATTGTTCAGCCTCGGTGTATCGATGAAATCTTGGGCGGGCTTTTGATTTGACGTACCTACGTCGTATCTTCAGAGTGTGCAAAATGCTGTCACTCTCGGTATCATCGCTCATAGTACCATAGCTCCATCAATGGATGCTACCTTAACCTTAACAATCGAATTGAGCATAAACCCCTTTTGTTTGAGTCCGTCACACATTGCTTCGTACTTCTCCTCCATCTCAGCTACCGCGTGGTACATCGATTTGAGATCTGTAATACGATCCTCTGCATTGACGTATTGTTCTTTATCACGATACAGCAGCTCGCGCGGGTGCTTTTCCGTGTAGTGTTTCCATAGTTTACCACGAGTGCGTTCGATTGTGCTCTCTATGAATTTGCGTATTGTTCTCAGCTCAACGTGGCGAATCGAATAGTGACCGACCCAGCTTGCTTGTTCAATTAGCAAAGCATCAAGAGACACCCCCTTCATCTTCAAATGCTTCGCAGCATCCTTGAAGTTAAGTTCCATTTCGTCCAAAATAGAGGGCAAGTGTTCAAAATTGTCACCCAGGTCGGCAATAATCGTCATTGTAGTTTTTGTGCCACTGCGTAGCGTATAAATGTGCCCTGAGCTGACTGGAGCTCAAGTTCAGCCAATCGGTCAACGTCCATGTACATGCCGGGATGTTGTTGTAGAGTGTATTGTAGTTGATTTTTGATTTTGTCTTCTTGCGTTTCTGGTACCTTACCGTCGTTAACGAGATCAGGTAGGTTGTTGAGATAACTCACTAAGTATTCGCTATCTAGTCCAGGATTTACAGCAAGTCCGAGAGGGATTGGCACATTGTAGATCGCGGTCGTACCGTGCTCAAACACTGAATACGTTAGGACCTCGGATGTAGGTTCGTACTTCATGTCAGTTAACAACAAATTCGTGAGGTTTTGAGTCGTTGCAAGGTAGCTTTCGAGAGCGTCCCATGCTTCAGGAAGCATGTTAGCAATCACTACGCTCGCATCAACCCAAAGACGCTGACGTTTGATTATCATACTGATGATATCTTCTTTTGTGATTACGTCGTCGTCTTCGGTGTTGTCCATGTTTGGTTATTCCTCTAGTAGTTCAGCTGCAATACGCTTTTGATTGGCAAATGCTGCAGGCTTTTCTCCATTGTCTGTCTCTAGCCCAGTGTCGACAAGGATAGACGCGTCTTTCATACTATCGAGCATGATAAGCACATCAGCTTGATACTTATCAAAATCTGCGGCGCGCCAGATTGCGTCTGGACCAGATGACGTAAGATAGTACCAACTACCCTTTTTCGTAACTACTCCAAGTGCCACAGCAACTTCGAACAGTCCGTTATATGGATCGATACCCGTCGCGTACGGCACTTCGAGTTCGATTTGACCGAACGGTTGGGTGAAACGAGTCTTCGCAGCAGCAACTTTCAAACGAATCCCAGTCACCTTCTTAGACTTCTCGTCCTTGAGCTTCAGACGAGATAGGTACGCAATTTGGTGAAATGCGAATTTAACCTGTTCATTAAGTACAGCGCCGTTGATGGCAGTGCCCGCCATGATTTGCTCTGCTCGAGCTTGATACACCTGATCTGTACACAGGTACGTAATATTCATACCAGCAACAGCGTGAGTAAGTTTCTTGAGCAAGTCTTTGATCATGCGCTTAGTTGCGCCCTGGTCTGCTTTGAAATCCCCTGCTTCAGCGTTGTTGTAATCACTATCTGTCATCATAAATCCGAGACTGTCGATAGTAATGTGCAGCTTCGGTGCAGCAGCAAGGTCTTCGCCGTATTCTTTGATGTATCCATCTAGGAACGAACGGAGTAGGGTCCACGCATCAGTAATCTTGACAACGCGCTTACGCATAACACCTTGACTGTAATCGACTCCAATCTTCTCAAGGTAATCCTTATCGAGCGCGTTTTCGCTATCAATAATCAGATTGAAAGCACCAGCTTTCTGCGCTTCACGAATGACGTTCCCAGCGATAAATGATTTGCCGGTGCCAGAGAATCCAGCAACCAATGCCCCAGTACCTTGGGCAATACCCTTTGTGAACTCCCCACTCAATACTCGGTTCAGTACGAAGTTACCGTATGACACCCAATATCGACCAATCTCGACGTCACCACCAACAGATTTAAGGTCTTTGATCTCTTTCTCAAATTCCTTCAAAAAAGCAAACTTAGCCATAGTTATTTCTCCAATTAAAAGTTAGTACGCCCAGGAACATCACATGAACATTCCTGGGCGATATCTGTGTCAACTATTGCAGTTGATTATTCTTCGTTGACTGATGCTTTTGCGGCGGCGCGGCGATTGCGGATCTGTGCAAGGAATGCTTCGGCTTCTGCCTCATCATCTTCTGCAGGCACTTCGACTTTGGCTGGCTTTGCAGCAGGCTTTGCTTTAACCACAGGAATGTCTTCGTCATCTTCGGTCACGACTGGCTTTGCAGCTGGCTTTGCGCCAAACTTGGATGCTGCTGAACCTGCCTTTGGCGCGGGGGCGCGAGGGGCATCTTCTTCGTCACTGTCGTTGCTGCGTGAACCGCCACCTAGGCTTTGTTCTAGTAAGTTCTCAACGAATTCAACTTCTGGTTCTTTTGGAAGCATTGTCGCAATGTCGATGAAGTTAGGTGTAGCACCGCTTTCGTCTTCGAGTTCAAGCAGAGCAACTTCTTCGTCTTCTAGTGCACGCGAAGCACGAGCGAACTTGGATAGACCGTAGTCAGACCACTTTTCGCCATTAGGACCTGGCTTGGTCGTACGGGTGATAATGAAGTCAAATCCACTTCGGATGTCGCACGGTAGGTCATCGCCTAGGTCACCACTGCTGATGTTGTGAGCGATGATGTCATACAATGTTTTACCAATGTTAACGATAACAACCTTGCCGGTGTACGTTTCACCAGTTTCTGGGTCCGCTGGCATTCCATCCTTAACAACGATAGCCTTGGACATATAGTCCTTCTTGTGCCAGTACTTTTTGCCATTGACCGTGTCTTTAGCTTTGTAGTAACTGCGTGACAAATCGCAGATTGGGCACTTCTTGCCGTACATTTCCAAACATGCAACACGACTCTTATCACCGTCGACAAGTAGTTCATGCATACGACGCTCAACTAGGAAGCCTAGTTCATTGTCAGGGTTTGCATCAGGAATGAAACGAAGAGTTGCACTCTTGTTTTCTGGTAGCTTGTGGAAAGGGTAATA